GCGCTAGCTTGTTAAATGCGTATATTATCGCATCAATCACAGGTTGAAGCATCTTCAAGAAACCACCCGTGCCCGGCATGCCGCCGACGCTTGAGGGATTCTTCAGCATTTCAACAAGCTTTACTATCATGTTGGCTAATTGATCAGCTGCCCATTTAATAAGACCACCCATCGCTTTTAGGATGGCTTCAAAGAATTTCTTGAAGCCTTCAAGAATTTTCTTACCCGGCGCGGATCCTTCATTAAAGAAGTCAAAGAAGACCGACTTTAGCCGATCCATCAGACCGCTCATATCTTTGATCGATCCGTTTTTAAAGTCTGTAAAAGCTTTTAAGACGCCGTCACACATCCTCTTGTATCTTGCAGGGTTGAAGAGATCAGCTAGTCCCTCGAGAATCTTGCTGACACCCGGGAAAGACTTGACGAACATGTTACCCAAATCAAAGCCCAGCTTACCAACGTGCTTCATGGACTGTCTTAGATTTATGAGAACCTTCTGGAATTCTTGTGATTTGGTAATTCCCTCAGTGAATCCCCTGAAAAAACTATCTAAGAAAGATTTGCCGCCCGAGCCGCCGCCGCCGGACTGCACTACTCTTTCTATCTGTACGGCGAGTTGCTTCATGGCATCTGCTTGCTTTAGCGTAGTGTCTTCAGCCTTCTTAGACTCCTTGTTGATGTCCTCAAGCATGTCACCCTGGTCTTTTTGGGCCATCGCGGCGTCAAAAGTTGCCGCGTCTAGACCGGTCTGCTGCTGAATTAATTTTCTTTCATGAAAGCTGAGCTGAGACAGATCTTTCCCAGTTGCCTGGAATGATTTTCTTAGTATCTCCATCTTTTTAGCAGGATCCTGTGCAGCCATGAGCTCCATGGCGTCGATATTAGTGCCAAACTGCTCATTCAACGTCGATGTAGATTCGGCTGCCTTGTCGAAAGTATCAAACTGATCCATCAAGCCAGTTAGTTTGTCAATAGACACGCCTAACTTATTGGCATAGACCACGGCGGCGCCAATCTGCTGACTAGTCAGGTGTCCAAAGTGGGCCACGTCTTGCATGGCTTTGCCCATATCTTTAGAGATCACCTTGGCATCTAAGCCGAATGCCTTCGACATGTGCAGGGCCTGTTTAGTCATGTCATTTAAGACGTCTCCCATCTGGACGCCCATGGATTTTGCTTTAATTCCAATGACACCCATCTGCTCACCTGTGAGACCCAATCCCTTTTGATAAGCAAGAAGTGCACCACCGTTTCTCTTAAATTCTTCAGCATTTGCTGCAAATTGCGGCCCCATCTGCACAGCAAGCTCTGTGAGATACTTCATTCTCTCAGCGGTATTACCAAAGACCCTGTTCGCGGAAAGTCCTGTGTCGCTGAATCCTGCCATGCTCGTACTGAGACTTTTGACTGCGTCAGATGTCGGGCCTATGAATCCAAATTCTTTTCGAAGATTCTCCATGGCTTCAGCCATGCCGCCGCCCCCACCACCGCCGTCAGCAGCCATTTCTTGAAGGCCTTTCAGCATCTTAAAAGGGACAGCAAGAATAGATCTACCTAAATTAAAGATACTCTTTGTGACAGAGCCTAAAACATTTAGCCCGCCCTTGAGAGTCGCGAATAAATTTGAAAATCCTTGTTTTAATCCAGATAATCCGCCGACGACGCCGCCAATTGTCGGCAGTAACTTAGAGAACGATTTTGAAGAGTCCGCGACCTTTTTCCCTAAATCAGCAGTTGCTCTAGTCGCGCCGGCAGCATCTTTTGTGTATTTACCTGCTTGCTCTGATGCTTTCGACCACTGCTCACCGGAAAAACATTTTTGTGATGTTTCGCAATACTGATTGATGCTATCAGTCATCGAAGCAATCGCTTGCCTGAGCTGATTCATTATGACTAACTGTTGCTGAAGAGCTTTGTTGACATCTCCTACATTGCCAGGATCTGCTCCTCCGCCGCCGCCTGTTCCGCCATTAGCCATCGATTTTTAACTCAATAATTTAAATATCAAAGAGGCCATCGAATACCAAATACTCTCTCGAATGTTGATGCAGACATCTCTTTGACCCTCATCTTCGCCATGACTGATTCAACAGAAGCACCCGGACGATTCAATTCTTCCTGAAATTTTCTTGATGACATGAGCGCATTAGCGATCGCTGATATTTCATCTTTATTGCCGCGTAGCTTGGTGTTCACATATTTTCCCACCATCCATGCACCTAAAGACGCAAGAAATAATTTGCCCGTCGTGTTAAAGTAGAGATCCTCAGATAAGATAGTTTTTTTCTTGGTAGGATTAGACACGTGCATCACCTCAAGTTATAGCTAGCGTAAATAATACGTAGAATAAAAAGCATATCCATAAATGCAAATTAAGTGAATCTACGCAGACGAGATGGAACTTGATTTCTCGCTCGTCCTTGAAGTTCACGCACGTCTGGCGAATTTTGGTGCAATGCACGAGACTGCGTATTGCCAGCTTCGTGTGTCTTGGTTATTTCTTGATTAATTCGCTGTATCAGCCAGCGCTTATAAGCGACAGGCATCCGCATGACTTCCTCATACAGACACCCGCCGTAGTATATCAATAAAAACGCCGGTTCAAGAATTAATTGTTCTCTATCTTCGGGCCTGAGGCCAAAGAAACGTGACGCCTAGCGGCATTCCGACCTCTTCTGCATGGCCGCAAGCCGGACAGGTAGTGTCCTGACGCATCACGATGCCCGGCTCGGTGTTTTTGATGTACTCTCTCAAAGCAAGAGAATCTCTTGCTGGCATCATTCGAACAAAGCTGGCAATTTTATTTCTATCTGAGACGCCGTCGATTGACGCAATTGAGTAAAGCAAATTTGTGGTGACGTTAGATTCTGTTCCCAGGGCCATCTTCTTCTGCTTTTCACTCAATACCATGATTTCTTCTTCGTCGCGCCCAGTCATGTACTTAAATCGGACCTTCTTCTTGCTGTAGGGTAATTCGTACTCAAAGAGATTCATACCGGGCTGAACAGGTTCAATCTCGAGACGCTGGATTGGAAGCGCTGACAAATCGAAAGCGTGGGGCGACTTGACACCGCAAGCTGGGCATTCAAGTTCGACATTGTAGTCAGGCCCATAACCGGTGATTCGGATGGCAACCATCAGCGCATTTCTGTCTCCAGACAGAAGCTGAAGCGGATCGATGGCGCGGTTGATGATACAAGACTTGATGAGCTCTGTGATCACAGTGCCCTTCTTAAGTAGAGCACGTGACGTGAGAATGTCTTCTTCCTTGGCTGTCATGGCTTTTATCTCTATCGTCTCAAGACCATGCAACGGTGATTCGGGGTGGTAGACTTTTCCCATAGACGGAAGCGGCACCAGCTCTTGTGGCACGTCCAGACCAAAGTCTGCTTTCAGTTTCTCAGCTGCAGTCTGTCGGGGCATGCGAGGATCTACGCCGGCCGGAAGCGGAGGCTGTCCGGTCGCACCTTGTGTAAACACTGCGTTCTTTGAATCGCGTTCTTCTGACATATTGATTTAATGCTCTCCTGTGAGTTGATGGATTTTAAACCCAATGAGATCTATTGTAAAAACAGTTGCTAACAATAGTTAACAATTCACAAAACAAATTACAATACGACAAGTCTCAATATTTATGTTGCATAACAGCAAGGTAAAACAATGGCACTAAAGAATCCATCGGTCGGTGAATACTACGCGCCCGCGTATCAAATGTCGGGCGTTCCCTTCGTGACGTCATCTATCGTCAGCCTCGGAGCGACGAGAGAGATCACGTTCGACACAGTTTCCAAGTTTCTCGTGGTAAAGAACGCAGGAGCGACGTCGACAGCCATAGCAGTTGCGTTCACACAGAACGGTCTCTTAGCCAAGAACTCCAACTACTTCATACTCAGTGGATCAGAATCTTTTGCAGCTGATCTAAAGACAGACAGACTGTTCATCTCGGGCGCAGTGGGCGCTTCAGTCCCCTTCTCGGTCGTGGCGGGTCTCACGGTCATTCCGTGGACAGAAATGCTGCCTGTCACCGGCTCCAACGGCTTCAGCGGCGTGGGTTGAGGTCTCGGCGTGGCCAACGGATTCGGACAAGGGTTCTCAAAAAACGACCTAGGAATAGGTGGTGGGTTTAATTTTGGTTTTTATAAAGCACCAGTAAGCCCAATTGGCGATACTGGGCTTGTCCTACATTATGACATAGGCAATGCTGCTTCTTATCCAGGCAGCGGAACCACCGTCACTGATCTGAAAGGAAACAGCAATGCCTCATTGGCAAACTCTCCAGCATACTCTTCAGGGTATCTCACTTTCAACGGTGTCGACCAGGCATTGAAGACGAACACTGCGCTGGACTCTCAATTTCCGGGTTCTCCTCCCGCGGACGAGATCACGTCGGTGTTCCTGTGGGTCTATCCAATCGGTGCAGGAAACATCCTAGTAGAAAGAGGCACATCCTCGTACACGGATTTTAACTGGTACGCATCAAACATAGACATCACTGCGGGAGGACAATTCAAGCTCTCGGCGTGGCACAATGTGGTACCGTACACGGCTGTCGTGACGTCTGCCGCGCAGGCGTTCAACAATTGGTACTACGTCGGGTGGACATACAATGGAAGCACCTTGAATGCGTACATCAACGGAGCTTCTGTAGGCAGTGTGTCGCTGGACAGATTTGCACCGTACAACAACGGCACAAATCTCTTCTATTCGATAGCAGCCCCCACTGCAACGAACACAGGCGTGACTGGGTATTGCAACATGAGTCTGGGGCAATTTCAGGTCTACAACACGGCTCTCACCCCTGCCGATGTGACGCAGAACTTCAGGGCAGGGCAGCGTACGTACGGAGTGTGAGACAACAATCAGAGGCAGTTTCCATCGAGGAGATTGTTCGGATTATTCTGGGCGGTCTCTGTGCACCGCTTCGTGGCAGGGAGAGCACAGCACCCTGCCGCTGACGTCATGTCAGTAAATCTTGTCGAGAGAGAAATGGGTGCGTCTTTTCAGTCCAGACTTCAAATGACATGCCTTTGTTAGATGCGAAAGCGCTGGCAGCTTCGAACTTAGCGATGTTCTTTGGATCCAATAAGTGACAATTAGGTTTAAACTCTATGAGCATCTTTCGGCCGTCGCTGTATTCAACTAAGCAATCAACCACGTAGTGACGGATTTTTCCATTAAAGTCATATTCGATTGTGAGCGGCTCCATCGTATAGGAAGTGATAGAATCATCAGCTTCCATGAATAGAACTGCGTTCAACTCGAACATTGACCGATAGTAGACATGCTTACTAGACTTTGTTGGGTTCTCGTAGTAACCATGCACTCGTGTTGCCTTTGTGAGCATTCCGTTCTTGACACACTCGGCTTGTCTTTGACTCTGCTTCGTTCTATTATCTTCATTAGACCAATATGACTTCATGTTTTTGGCAATCTTGGCTTTGTGAGATTCAGACTTTAACCGGCCCGTCAATGCATCGGAAATCTTCTGTGCTCTTTCTGGTGTGTTCATCTTCTGTACGATCGCAGCGACCCGCGGGTCTTCTTTAGTCAATCCTGCGCACCACCCCTTAATCTCACCGTTCTTCCACATCTCTCTGCGAGTCTCGATACTCTTCTCTCTAGCAGATATATTGTTACCCCAATTGTTGTTGATTCTAGCACCATGCCCCCAGGCATATTCAGAGTATCCTTTGCCCAGTCCGTGAAATTTTACCGATTCTCCACAACCGCATTTACATGTGGGCTTGGAGCCTTCTAGGACGACGCTGACATAAAGATCTTCACTTCCCATGTCATGCTTTTTTGAAGCATGGATTCTGAGTGAATTGATTGTTTCGACTTGAAAATCACAGCTAGGACACTTAAACATAAAAACCTCCGCAGCGTTGGGCCACGGAGGTAATTATACCTCACCAGGTGTTTTGGTAAAGGACTTTTACTAGAACTGAAGTACGCAATTGTCAAAGCGAAGTGTCATTGAGATTTCCATCGGGCCGCCGTCTTCGTAGGTGACTTCGCCGAAGTTCGCCTCGGTGATGAAGGCGCCCTTGATGTCCCAGAGCTCCACCACGGTGCCGACAGGATCGAGAAGCTTCAGTTGGATGTCGCGCTTGTAGAAGTCTGCGTAGCCGCTGCGGCCTGACACTGACTCGAAGTGAGTTCGCACCCACTCCATCACCTGCTGCGCGCCGGAGGGAGCGATGGGATCGTGGAGAGTCACGGCCATTGTGCCGAATGAGGTCTTGCCCGCGAGGTAACGACGGGAGTTGATGAAGGGAACTTCAACTTCTTCCGTGGTGATCGTGGGACGTGCTGTGGTCTTGATGATGTAAGCGTCGATGCCCTCGATCATGAGGACCCAACGGTTCTTGCGCTTTGGTTCAAACTTCGCGGGAAGCATCGATGATACGTCAAGTGTTTCTGCGGCCATGTTTCTATTCTCCTATATCGCCTTTTTTAAGTATGTGTGAGTTTCAAAAATGTTCTACAAATTACGTGCTTTGTCGTCTTGCATGAACGCCAGAATAATAGAATTTAATCAATTCACTTAAACCATCCCTGTTAAATTTCATGATATTCTGGCGTTCTCCTCGTGTGATTGTCCTATCACTCTTGGATGTTGTTTGACACCACGAAGTCGAGTGAGACGAACTCGATGCTCTTTGTGGGCTGGACAAAGATCTTTCCGCGGAGTGTGTTGTTGAGGATGTCGTCCTGAGTCGTGGTGGAAGAATCGATGACCACCTTGAATCTCTCGAGACCTGCGAGTGCCTGGATCCGCTGGAGTCGGGGTGTGACCGCTGCAGAGAATCGAGCTAGTGTGGCTTCTCGATTGGGCTCGAAGATGATCGTGTTGGCGATCTCGCGCACCTGACGTCGGATCTCGATGAGGAGTCTTCTCACATTGACTCTGTCGAGAGCTGATGCAGCAACTTGCAGAGTCTTCTGACCCCAGACTACGAGACCAGAGGCGGGATTGGTTCCGCTTCTGGGAGCACCTGGGAATGCAACCAGAGGATTGATGCTGTTGTTGTAGAGCATGTCAAGATCATTCTGGCTCAGTTTTACTCTCGCCTCGAGCGCATCTTGTGGAAGCGCACCGCGTGTGAAGCCGGCCGGAGCGAACCACGGATGACCCACAGCATCATTTAAAGAGAGCGCGCCGAGGACGACGACAGAGGGCGGGACAAAGAGATTAACTCCTATTGGATCGCTGTAAAGAACATCTGGGAAGTATGCTGCAGCAAAAGAGCTGTCGACGGATCTATCGCGGAATGTAGAGACCGACTCAGTGACAGACGGGTGGTCGTCTTGATCTCTCACGTTGTTTCCATCGTCTTCACGGTGCTCAATGTCCATGATGAACAAAGCGTCAAATCTTTCCTCGGTGGCTTGGATAGCTGTGTCTGTGACAAGCGGTTCTCTTATGCCCGGTATTGCGAGGAGTTGAATGTCCACGTTGACAGTGTTCTTCATGATCTCAAGTGCTTTGAGGTAAGCTGCGACGCTGGGTCCTTCTCGAAGCCCGCGGCCGAGCCCTGCGGTCATGTCGGCGACTGTGGCTAAGTTGTTGATCTCAAATTCATTCTCATCAAAGATGTTCACACCATTGAACCCACCTTGCATTATAGCAGTGAACTTTGCGTAGCGCTTGTTATCAGCGAGATCGTCAACCTTGAAAGGCCTTGTCTTGGCTGAATCAGTGGCACCGATGTTGCTAGAGAGGTACCCACCGCCAGAAGGTGCACCGCTTCTCACGTACACGGCCTTCCCCCACTTCTCAGGATCAGCATTACCTGACGAACCTGTCACAACTTGAATGTTCTCAAGCGTAAATACATTGTTGCAGAATCTGTCCGAATCGAGTATACCATTCGCCGCTGTGTCAGCTTGACCCGCATTGCTACCGGTTGCAAAGTTTGCTTCTCCTATAACGAACTGTGGGAAAAACGTAGCAAAAGACTCAATTGAACCGTTCTTTAAAACAGAACCATTTCTCTTTGTGAGTGTTTCAGGATGCTCGAATTGTACACCCCAATAGAAGCCTTTCTCAACCTGCTCCTTAACCGACCATTCTTCGCCTGTTGTAATCTTCGATCTAAAGGGAAGCGGTGGTGTGACTGAACTCTTGAGATAACTTCCTGTTCCAAAGCTGTAAACTTGCGACATGATGTCTGCAACTGCTTTTGGCGTGACTGTCGAAAGAGGTGCAGATCCAGATGTAACTAAGTGGCTTACACCCCTAAATCCCATGGGAAGCGCAGCTGGGTCTGTAAAACCATTCTCAATATCCGGGTGAACTTCTACGCGAACATAATTGGAGCGGTTTGCATAATTTCCTTCAACAACTAATTTCTGTGAAGATAGTTCTCTGTCGAAGTCGTAGTAAGCGTGAAGATCACCAATGACTTTAGCGATGTATCTGTCTGACGACGGATCAAGTGTTACGCCTGAAAATTTTTCATTCACAATGACCTTCTTGTCGAGGTCTCTGTCGTCCCACAGTCTTAGCAATACGTCAAAAGTGCCGTACTTATTGAGCGGATCATTTGATTTATTAATATTTTCAATAGAGAATTTAATCTTATTTGATATTTCACTGCCATCGTCAAGCGCATGGAATTTGAACAGCTCAACAGCTTTACCACCAAATTTTTGAGATATAAACCAGGGCGAAACAGCATGTCCAAATCTATCTCTAAAGTTTTCGTAATTGGGTGCTGTAGAAGTTCCTGCGTTCCTGCTTTGTGAGCCAGAGACGATGAAAGCTGACGGTTCATAGCCACCCATTGGACCAGAACCTGAGGCGGCGTCAATGACACCCGAGCCCGTCAAAACTGCTAGTGAACCATGAATGTCCCAGTGTGCGTACAAATAATGACCAGATTCTTGCAGCTTAAAAGGGTCTGTATTGAATGTTTCGTAGAAGTAATTATTTGAATTGACGTCGAACGAAGCCGTTATCACATTGGGCTTTGATGCATCTGTTCCCTTGTGTCCATTAAGAATTAAAACGAATTCTTGCTTAGCAATACCATCCTTCGTAAGAAAAACTGTACCTAATGATGTACCTTTAGCATTTGCTTCAGTTACAACAAGTGAGCTAGAAGGGCCGTCTGAAGAAAGACCCGATCCAGGCACAGAAGAGGAAAGCCTCATTATGACACCGCTGGGGGCCATAAGCACACCTCTGATAATTGGAACTGCCTTTACAGAAGGCTGAATGCCTGCTTCGCTAAACAAAGTAGATCCCGCTGATTCTGACATGAAACATCCTAAGAAATAAGTTCTTCCAGGAGGTCCACCAGAATTAGCATATGCATTTGCACCAAGCGCATCAAGATTAGATGCTTGATCACTAGGCTGATTCTCACCGACTGTAAAACCAGCGTTCGTAACATCACCGGCAGAATTTCTCTTTTTTCCATCACCGACGCCTAGAACTTTTAAGTAAGTCAATGCTTGAGCGTTTCTAAGCCACTCACGAACTGCTAGCGGTCCAAATTTCTTTCCGTCAGTTTTGCCAAACTTAGCAGTCCAGTCTGATAAATTACCTACAGTCACAGGTACGAATGCTGGGCCTTTGAGCGAAGTTCCAATTACACCTGCAGGAATGCCAATGGGCTCCTGCGTAATCGGTCCTGTAAGATCAATCTCTCTAGCTGTTACGCCTGCGCTTCCAAACTTTAGTTTTGCCATTTAAGCTCTCCAATTACTAGCTAACTATTACTCAAGACACAAATTCACACGAACTCAACACCACTATTTGTAACGATAAAGTCTATTGCGATAAATTCAACAACTCGCGTAGGAACAACCACAATTCTTCCATTGAGTCGATTTAGATCGACATCTTCCTGTGAATTATTTGTTTCATTCATGACAACCTGAAAACCTTCGATGCCTGCTTGCACTTGAATGAGTCCCAGCTGAAACGAAGTATCTGCAACAAACTTGTTGCGGACGGCGGGTGTGTTTTGCTCGAACACAATTCTCTTTGCAATGTCGATCACTACTCTCTTTATCTCAAGCATGAGGCGTCTGACATTGACACGATCTAGTGCAGATTTGTTAATCTTTAGCGTCTTTTGGCCAAAGATCACAAATCCGAGCCTTGGAAAAGTCGCAATTGGATTAATTCTTGACTCGTACAAGCGGTCTCTGTCAGACACGTTGAGTCGAACTGCAACGTTAGTCACAAAGTCGAGAGCAGCACGATTAAAACCTGCAGGTGCAAACCACGGATATGAAACGCGGTCGTTGAAACCAAGTGCGCCGAGCGCGGCAACTGAGGCAGGAACTTTGACTCGTCTTCTATTCGTTGCATCATCAACGTAGACATCAGGGAAATATGTCGCAACGTAGTCATTGTCGATGTTTCTGGAATCAAGCTCGCTACAGACGCGATCAATATTCGGCTTAGCAGTAGAGTCATCATATAATCTATTGCCGCTGTCATCATAAGAAGGTATGTCCATAACGTGCATTGCGAGACCGTAATCCCTGACTTTTAACATGGTATCATCATTGATGAAAGGCTCTTTAATGCCAGGAATCAAGAGAATATTGTTATTTGCAGATAGCGGATCAGTTGCAATATTGACAGCGGCAACGTAAGAAGCGACGCCGTTGTTACTAACATCCTGCCCCGATGGGTTAGTCGAAAAACCATTAATCGTATTGTTCGAAGAAGCACCGCCACCAGAATCAAACGACACAGACTTGTCATTGAGCCTGCGTGCATTTCTTTC